AACCACCTACTGTATAGTTAATAAACTCTGTCCATGTTTTAGATGTCATAGTATCAGCTGCAGCAAATGTAGTGCTGTTACCAATAAGACCTAAGAATGGGCCTACAGTTGTGTATGTACCTGATGTTCTTAATAGAGTATCAAGCATAAGTTGTTTACCTACAGCAACAACTAAATTAGGAAATTCTTCTTCCCATTTAAGGTTACCGTCTGCATCTTTACATAAAACGTGGTAGTGACCTGCAACCCCCATGTCCTCTGCTGAGATAACATTTGTATTTAATGTAGCAATAGCTGAGTCGCCAAAGCCGCCTGTTTCTTTAATCATAATTATACTCCTATGAAAATCTTATTATTGCGTTCGATGCATCGTCCGCAGGAAAAGTTACTGTAAATGTATTACTGCAAGTCTTATCAGACCCAAAGTTTAACACACAAACAGCAGAACCGGTAGTACTATTGTAAATCAACGCCCCTCTACAAGTAAACGCTGCTGGACTCCAAGTTACATTGTTAAAAGACACATAGGCGGTATTTGCAGTTGTGTTTGATAAAGGTGCTATTGGAACTAATACAACGCCTCCGGCTGTATATCCTGTACCTGTAATTTCATTTGTTGTTGTATAAGTTGTGGTTGCATTATCTAAATTAGCATTACCATTATACAGAGCAATTTTATACGTATAAGGTGTAGTATTAGAAAAATTCTCTAATGCATTTAAGCAGTTTTGCTTGAATATAGTTGTTAGTCCTTGAGCAATTGGCATTATGGATTAACCTTAATTCTTGCTTGACCATCTCGATAAGCGTCACCTCTTTCAAGGCCTGTGCCAAGACGGTTAAGTTGTTCTAGTGCTTCTTGATATTTTTGTTCATAATATCCAACCATATCCGCTTCGGCTTTCATAAATATCATAGCTTCACGCATAGAGCCATAGAGTAAAATTGGGTCATAATTATCCCCTATCCATGATGTACCAGCTGCGTTAGACACGGCAGTTACTGTAATAGAAAATCCTGAACCTGAATTACCAATAGTTGAAGTAGCCGCAGATAGCGTATTTCCTACAACATAGAAATTACCACCAAATCTTAATGATACTGTAGTTACAGCACCACCACTTACTACAATATCTGCATATGCGCCTGAACCAGAACCTCCTGTAAGAGGGATATTCTGATATACGCCGTTAGTATAAAGTGAACCACCACTAAATGATGCAGTGTTTAATGTTGTAATCTGACCCTGCACTATAGTGGGTGGATAGTAGTAATAGTGCATTTCTACATTATAAGCTGAATCCGGCGTAGGTCCTACAATAAGAGACATCTCATTAATGTTTGAAAATTGTGAACCAAATAATGCATAGTGTTTAGGTAATCCTGTTGAGCTAGGATTAGGGTAGGCTTCTCTAATATAGTTAACATCTTTATTTAATAAATAATTATATCTACCCGATGCATCAATCACTGCAAGTGAATAATTAGATAACCAATCATCAGGAAGGGATAAATAGTTATTATTTGTTGATAGTAAGCCTGTTACGTTTTTACGTAGTGAAGGTATTTGAACTGAGTTATATATACGGTCTTCCGCCTCCTTTACAAAGACAGGAATATTCGCCACAAATAAAGACTCTGTGTTTTCAGAATATGCTTGAATCGTGTTATATAACGTTTCGTAGTTCATTAGCCCATTTTTCCACTAATTTTTTTACCTTTAGTAGCTGCACCATATCCACGCATTTCACCTACACCGTATGGATTAATACCTTTATAGTTACCTTTATTAGTACCACCCACAGCAATATTAAAATTGTCTAATGGATTACCACTATAAGTAATTACAGTTTCTGGTGCCGCATTTGCATTTGGCATTGGTTGTTTATATACACCAATATCATTACCACCGCCTTCTGGATATACAAATCCAGTATAAGCACTAGCTGGTTTATTTTCTTTAGCCATATTATTTACCTCTTGATGAACTCTTTTGATTAGCTACACGAGCTAAATTACGACCCATTTTCTTCATATCTGATGAAGTTGGACCACCTTTTTTAAGCTTAGCTAAATCTGACTTTTTACCGCCATGAAGTTGTTTTTCATGCATGCCTACAGCTTTTTTAGCCATTTTTTTATCTTGAGCCATGTCTGCCATATCCATTTTTTCTTTTGCCATTTTAATACTCCTATGTTGTAGATATTGTTACTGTACCGACTTGTGTGATACATATCAAGTCATTTGGTGTTAAACCTGTATCATTACTTCTTGCTCCTCCAACAGGATACCAACCCCATTGAATTTGTCTACTGCCATCTGACGGGTATCCAAACTCGTCTACGTCATTTACATTGGGGTCATATAAATTCGTTAATAGCCCTGATTGCCCTGACATAATATATGATACGTCGGGACGTGGTTCCTGTACGGCTTGTGCATCATACACCGGATACATCCCAAGCTGTAACTGTGGATGGTCAGGGTCAAAACACTCTTTACATACTTTAACTCTATATGGTTTAGTCTTTAAAGTTTGTGTACGAAGCTCATGCAACTTATAGCGACCTGCACAGCGGTCACATTCGGCAATGGAATTTTTACCTGATGCGTATTTAGATGCCATATTTGTTATTCTTTAATAAGTTTTCTTTACCTGGTATTACTTGTAAGTTTTCAATTACATGCAGTCCTGAAACTAATTTGCCATTTAATGGAACTATATGGTCTACATGCCATTCAAATTTAAACATTTTAGTTCTTAATAGTGCTAATTCGTAGGCTTCTTTTATCATCCATAAAAGGTCTTTATCTACCCAATTAGGGGTTCTACTTCTTTTATTTGCTCTATATTTTGCTTTATTTGCTAAAACCCTTGCTTTATTCTTTAATCTACTTTTTTTACTAAATTCGGCAAATTTTTCTGGATTAGCTTTTTTCCATCTATCCGTTTTAGCCCTTAGTATTTCCGGATATCTTTTAGCATATCTTTTATTTTGCTCTGCTCTTTTATCTGGATTAGCTTTTCTCCATGCCTGTCTATATGCACGAAGCTTATCTTTATTTTTTTCCCTATATAACTTACTGTATTCTGCTCTAGCTATGAGGTCTTTTCTAGGCATTTTTATCTGTAATAAAACATATTCCTAGGAACCCAACGGACTGAGGCTTTTTCTCTATCCTCATCAGATGCTTGTTGCCATGTTTCATCATATGCAGCTTTTAATCCAATTATACGTTGTGCATCTACACCATCAAGTTTTAAACTTAAATGATATGCTAATCCTGCAGCCATAGCAGGAATCATACGGAATGGGATATCTTCTGTATTAACACCGTCTCCTGCATTTTGCATTCTACGCATTCTGTAATACACAAATGTATATTGATTACCTGGTGGGTTTGGTGTTGGCCAAACATTAATACTAGGTAAATAGTTTACATATACACTAGCACCTGCAGCATGGCTTGCAGCTGTTGTATTTGCTTGTCCACGCCAAGCATTTAAAATTTGATTACCTACAATATTTTGATATCCAATTGTTTCATTATCGATATTAATAAATCCTACTGTAGGAAGATTTGCCGTTGAGGTTAAAGTAATTGTTGTATCTGTTGCAGATATTGCACTGCCTGCAGCAATTGTTGTTTGTGGAATTGCTGCTACATTACCAGATTGACGATTTACATAAACTTGTATTGGGCGTCCTGTAGCATTTTTATTAGGTATTGTAGAGTAAGTTGATTCACTAATACGATTAATATTAATATCAATCTGATTCGTCTGCATACCATTATATTGACGTGTTACCATATCAAGTAAATCAATAGTATCTACAGGTAATGGATATATAGCTTGGCCAGTATTCATTATGATTTGACCTTGCTCAACTGTCCAAAGATTAATACCTTTGTTAGCCCATTCAATTGTTAATAAATTGATTGAGCGTCTAGCAGTACGAAAGTCATAACCTGAACGAAGTTGTTTTCCGCATCTTTCAAATGCTTCTTCAACTATTTCGTTCATATCTAAATTAAAATTACTTAGACCTGTAGTAGCCATTATTTTACTCTTCTATAAGGTTTTACTTTTTGTTTAACAGATTTAGGTTGAGCTACAAACTGTTGTCCTTTAGCTTTCCCTGCCCTTTTAGCTTTTGTTGTTGCCGCATATTCTTGCGGACTTAATGCTTTTATTGCTTTCTCAGGTAAGTATCTTTCGCCTGTTTCACTAGACTTTTTACCTGATTTAGTTCTCCACTTCTGGTCACCCCATGCTTTAAGTGAACGTTGTGGTTTAGCTAATGCACTCATTTATATCCGCCGCCTGCAGCTTTATATTTCTTAGCAACTAACTGTGCTTTACGGGCTGACCATTGACCAGCGCCTGTACCATGAGTTGCAGCAGCTTTTACTTGAGACACAATTCTTTTTCTAAGACTAGGTTTTGTGTAGTTACCTGCAGCATTTACCTTTCCACCTTTTTTATATTGTGTAAAATCGGTATCATCCCGACGAGCCTTTTTAACTGCTTTCGGCATTTTAGACGGTCTAATATCACCCATACCACGAGATGCTTTCATTATACTCTCCTATGTAACATTGCAATACCCCCACGATACATCTGATTTGGTTTACCTGGAGCCGTAGTTACAGGTGGAGCCGCAGATGGCGCAACAGGTGGTGCAACAGTTTGGTTTACAGATGGTGCAACAGCATTATTTATAAATGGTCTAATTGTATTATCTATTTGATTTATCATTGCAGTTCGTTCAGCCGTTCTAGCTTGTTGTTGTGTTTGTCTATTACCTTGAGCTATGTTTCTTTGATTTTGGTCTATGTCTCGTTGAGCTCGTCTAGCAGCATCTGCTGCTCGTTCTGCTTGTTGTCTTGCTTGTTGTTGCGCTTGTTGAGCCGCTTGTTGTGCCTGACGTTGGTCTCTATTATATTGATTCTGTGCGGTTCGAGCTGTGTTATATCCACTTAAATAATTTGATGTATCTACTGTAGCTAACGCATTAGCAGACGGAGTAAAGCCCATCGGAGTAGCACCTTGTGTTGTTTCATATGGTAAGAAAAATGGATTTTTATTTTCAGCAGCATAATTTGCAAGTTGATTATAAGTTAGTCCTTCTTGTTTTGGGATATTTTGACTCAAATCAAAATTAACGTATTGACCATGCGGATTAGGATTATTTGCATAAAATTGGCCCATTGGGCTGTTTGTATTAGTTGTACCAATAGGAATGATATGTCCACCTGGAAGTTGTATATTTGGTGAATTAATTGCTGTTGGACTAAAAGATTTATTAAATGCTGCTAATGCTTTTGGGTCATTAGCCATTTGAGCTCGGATATCATTGTAAGCTTCATAAGGCGTATAAGAACCTTCAGCACCTATTTTGTTAAAACCTCTATCTGGTCTATCCATGTTACGTTGATTTGGTGTATATTGCATTGAGTTACCACCTGCATTTATTTGACCAAGTGCTGGTAATAAATTATAAATGCCTTTATCCCCTGTAATAAAATAAGGACTAGCGTTAAGTTTTGCGTCACCATAAGAATAAGTATTGTTGCCGTAGTTAATGTTAGGTTGAGCATACATAGGAGCAGATGAGCCACCACCTCCGCTACCACCGCCACCACCGTAATTACCTTGAAGCGCATTACCTGCAAGAGACGTAGCAAAACCCATAGGGCCACCAGTTATACCACCTACAACTGGGCCTACGTAAGGACCGATAACTGGAATTTGATTAGCAACGCCACTAACAACTCCACCAACTCCGCCTATTGCATCGCCTACAAAATCACCTACTGCGTCAACTGCGCCACTCATAGGTGCCCCTTAAACAATACGACCTTTAGTTTTGCCTTTAGTGCAGCAACCATCAGCACGTTTAGATGCAGAAGATACTGAACCACCTTTAGCCATTTTTTTAATAGCTGGAGCCATTCCACCTTTAGTTGCACCTTCAGCAGCGCCTTTTTTTGGGTCAGGTAATGGACCACTATCATCATTTCTAGGTGGTTGAATTTCACCTTTACTCATTTTATCCCAAGCTTTGTCAAAGTCAGCTTGTTGTGGTTGTTTGTCTTTATCTGCCATATTAGCTCCTTATTTGTAAGCTTTACCGCCGCCACACATTTTAACTTGTTTGCCTTTTGTTTTACCTTTGATAGCAAGACCATCACGACTAGGAGCAGCAGTTTTTACTTTACCCATAGCAGAAGCAGACATACCACCTTTAGACATTTTTTTAGTTGTAGCCATAATATTTTCACCTTTTTTTAAAATTGCCTGTTGACCATGTTTAGTCTTCGGCTCGTTAATTTTCTGTAAGTCTGCACGACCTCCAGACCCAAACTTCTTGCCTTTGTCAGCAGCTGAAAACTCTTTGCCTACAGAGACAGGAATTCCTACTTTTTTAGCAAACGCTGGGTTGTGTGCCACAGCATTCATTAAGTTGTGTTGCTTTTTACTCTTGCTTGGCATTTTTCTTTTTTAACCAAGATTGTACAGTTTTAGTTTCATATATACGTAGGGCTGTCCATACAATAGAAAATATAGCTGCCATAGCTGGTAAAATGTTAGCCAATGTTCCCAACACTGTTGCGATAGAAGCTCCGTCAAGTACATTTTTTGTATGCTCACTTACTTCATGAATATCTTTAATCATTAACATTTCCAGCGTTTTAAAGACGCTGCCTTTCTTGTTGGTCTACCTTTTTCATCTTTCATCGGGCCAGGCATACCAGACATTCTTGCACAGAATGACTTTTTGCGTGAACCCCCCTGTGGTTGTGGGGCTTTTAAATTACTACCTGTTGCTGCATTATATTTAGCACGGCCTTTAGCGGTAAGACCTGCACCTTTTGATACAGGGAGCTTCTCACCACGTCCAACTGCTAATGATACGCCTTTTTTAGCCATATATAACTGTAATACTTGCA